CCACACCCCCGCATGCCCGTGCGTCACAAGGATACACGCGGACCGGTCTAGGTCTGCTGCGCGGCATTGGCCAGCGTGGCGCGGGCGGCCTGGGCCAGGGCCGCCCGCGTGCGGAAAAAATGCGGGTTCAGCGCCTTGCAGGCTTCGATCAGCGGCTTGAGTTCGGACGGCGCGCAAGCCTCCATTTCTTCGGTCGTCGCGTCTGACATTTCCGCCAGGTCATCGATGCCGAAATCCTCGAATGCCAGCGCGTGAATCACATCGCAGGACTTGAGGATTTCGCGCCGCCGCAGCCAGTCGCGCACGTCTGCAAATGTCAGCTCCCGGACCGTGACCACGCGCGGCCCGAGATGGACTTGACTCGTCAGAGCCATCAGGACGCGATCTGGATTTCGCAGAATTGCGAGTTGGTCGCCGCTGAAATCGTCGAATCTTTGAGCGCCATGAACGGCAAAGACAGTACTCCGAATTCGTCCCCGATCAGAGACAGCGACTGCGCGCTGCCCAACTTGGCCTGCCAGATCTTCGCCGCCAGTTGTTTGCCCGAATTCACGTCGATGCCCTCGAAATGAATCGACACCAGCGGCGCAACCGCCTGCAGCCCCTGCGCACTGGTCGAGAGCAGCGGCGTGTAATCGATGGTGATGGCGTCGCCGGAAGTCACGGCCGGCGTAGTGATCGTGCTCGCAATCTGGACGCCGCCGGCAGAGTAGGTGAAATCAGCCGACAGAATGGCCGTCCCTCCCTTTTTCAGCACAGGGGCTACGGTGATGTCGATCAATCGCTTCGTGGCGATGAAGCCGCCCGCATTGATCTTGTAGCCCGCCTCGCCGGTTATCGGGGTCGCCGTTTGCGCCGTCGTCGTTCCCCACATGGCGCGCGCCAAGTTCGCCGCCGTGAAGTGGCGCAAGTCCATTTTTCCGGTAACGGTTTTGATGCGTTTCACGCTGGCGTCCGTGCCGCCTGCCGGGTTCGTGAAGTCCATCAGTTCCTTCTCGTCCGGCTGCAGGGTGATCTCGAAAATGCTGGCGTTTTCGACGTCGACGAAAGCGCGCTGCTCGTAAGTGTTGCTCGTGCTGTACGGGGCGATCCGGATTTTTCCAGACCCCATGTATGCATAACCCATGTGATGCCTCCTATTGTGCTGCTTTGATGGTGATGGGGATGGCGACAACCGCCTGGTCGTCGTAATGATCGATTTCGATAGCGCCGCTGATCTGCGCGTCCATGACCACGCCGCCGAGCGTGTTGCGCTTGGTGATGGCGTCCGGCAACAGCGCGGCGACAACGGAATCAATGATCGGGTTGAGTAGCGTCGTCGGGGCAATCGTCTTGTCTGCCTGCGTATGCACGTAGATGAGCGCAATCAGCGAAAATTGCCAATGGCGATCGCCGCCCGGACTCGTGGTCAGCGTCTCCGTGTGCTGGCTCAGAAACAGCGCCGGTTGCTGCTGCTGCGGCACGTCGTCCCAATGCTTGAGTCGGCGCGATGTCGTGACGAACCCGGCAACGGCCGACAGCTTGGCGAACAGCGCCGCATAAATGGTCTCGCGAGCGATCATGTGAAGGCCACCTTGGCGGCGTCACGCAGCGCCTGTTCCATGCCTTTGACGATCTCCGGCTTCATCTCGGCGAGCGCCGGCCGCAGGAACGGACGCGCAGCGTACTTGATCTGCCTCGAGAACGCGCGGACGGAAATTTGCCGAGGGTCCTTGACCTTTCGCCCAAAGGCCACCGTCATCAGGCGAGAGTGCGCCTTGACGTTTTCCGTTCCGGAAAATCCCATCTCGTGACGCTGCCCATAGACAACATTTGTGCCGACGAAGCCATAGACGCGCGCGCCGTCTTCCTCGACGCGGGAATTGATCGAACGGCGCAGCCTGCCGGTGCGCACGTGCAACACCTGATCTGATAGCTTGGTCTCCTGCACCCGCTTCTGCAGGGCAAACGCCAGACGGGTGACGCGCTTGACCAGTTGCGACTGCAACTCGGGGCCGAAATGGGAGAATCGCGCAACCGCTTCGCGATCGCCGACGAGATACCCATCGATCACAGCAGGATGACCTTTCTGTAATTGGATAGCGTCGTCTCGATCGCGTCTGAGAAATCCTTTTGCGAGAACGTGATCGTTTCTCCGCCTATCGATTTGCTGACTTGCCCGATGCGGTCGCGCTCCTTGTAGCGCATCGAGATTAGTTCGATCGTCGCCTGCTCGATTTCGTTTGGCGTAGTGGCATAGCCAGCCGTGTAACTTACGACAACGTTCTGCAACCCGCGCGTGAATCGATAGCCGCCAACAAGAACAAGCTTTGTCGGGGCGAACAGATACCCGGATCCTTGCGCGTTGGCTGCGGCGGGAATCGAAAAGCCTTCGATCGTCAGCGAAGACACGGCCGATACCGGATAGTTGGACAGCGGCAACACGTAGCCGCCAGTTCCGTCGCGCGTCTCGGTGTACGGCTGCACCGCGATCGTGCGGTTAAGCCACTTCTGAACGTAATCGCTGGCGGCCGAAATCAGCCGCGTCAACAAGGCGTCGTCGGTTGTCGCGGTGACGCCGAGCCACCCTTTGACGTTCGCCAGCGTCGTCAAATCAGCCATGCGTGATTCCCCAAAAGAAAAGGCCGCCCGAAAGCGGCCCTTTCACACCTGGAAGAGACTGGATTACCCGTTGCCGATGTTGGTGATGATGCCCATCGAGAACGGCGCGAAATGCTGCAGCACACCGTCGGCATAGACGCCATACTCGTACTTGCGCGTCTTCAGCGGCCATTCGAGCGAGTAGTAGTCCTGCCGCATCAGCATGCGCGCGACGGCGGTGACGTTGGCGACCGCATACGGCAATTCTGCGGTGTAGAAGAAGACCGTCCCGGCCGGCAAGTTTGGATGCACGATCAGCGGAATCTCGCGACCCACAACCTTGTTCCAGTAGCTTCCGATGACGACGCCAGCAGCGATGCCGTTCGTCTGCGCGTTGATGTTGGCGTTGATCTTCAGCAGCGGGGCGCCGCCGTTGCCGATGACCTTCTTCGTGATGTTGACCAACTCCTGCGAACTGACGTAGATCGTGGACGGCGATGTGCGATATTTGTTGTAAAAATTGACGAACGCCACCTCGAATTCCGAGATCCCGCCCGCGCCGTCCGAAGTCAGCGGCGTGCCGGTGCCAGCGGTGCCGGTCGCCTGCACGGCGATGTACGCATTCGATCCGCTCTTGAATGCCTGCGTGAGCAGTCCGTCAAAGTCGAGCGCCGACTTGCTCGAATCCGTTGCCGTCAGCGAGCTTGCCAATTGCGTACCAGTAGCGGCAGCCGTAATCGAAACGCTGTTGATGCTCGTGATTGCGCCCAGAGCCTCACTACCGGCGGCACCCCAGAACCATGCGTAACCGACCGCTCCATTGCCGGAGTTGGCTACGGTAGCGGCGATACTAGAAGTCGATCCGGTCGTCACGACAGTAGCCGCCGCAGACTTCTGCGCCGAGCCACCGCCAAATGTGTCGGTCGTTCCGTCCGCATTGGTGCGCGTAATCTGTCCCGGCACCGTTGCCGATGCGATGGCGAGGGACTGCCCGATGGCCCCGTTATTGACGCCGACGACATCGAGATACGCTTGCAGCGACAGCGCGACGGCGATAACGCTCCACGTTCCAGCGGCCAGCGTCCCGCCAGAGCCCGATCCGACCAGCGACGGCGTTGGCGTGGTTCCCAAGGCGACGCTCGTATTGCCGCCGAGGATCAAGCGCTCCTCCTGGATCATGGTCGCCTGCAACGTCTGCAGGGTTGCCAACGCCTTGAGGTCTTCGTAACCCTTGCCGGCGTACTGCGCTTCAAAGGTCACGCTGTTTTCCAGCCCATATCCGCGAAAAGCCGCGAAGTATTCGGACAAAGTGTGCGTGATGGTCCCGCCGCGCTTGCCTTCGGCGATGCCGGCGCGCGTGTTGCCGGCGTTGATGTTCGTGATCGCCTTCCAGTTCGCTTGCGTCGCGAACCCGCCGCCGATGCGCGCGATGCTGTTGCGCAGCGGCGTAAGGACGGGCCACAGTTTGAGCGACGGGGCTTCGAGGTTGTACGCCTGCAGGCCGGTCGTCGCGCTGCCCGGCGCGGCAAACGTCTTGATGATGTCATCCGGATTCGATTGCGCCACCTTCAGCAGCGCGAGAGTTTCGGCGGTGGTATTTGCGCCCATGGTGTTTTGCTCCAAAAAAAAGCCGCCTCAATGGCGGCGAATGGCAAACATGAAAAAGGCCGCAACGCGGCCGGATTGTTGAAAAATCGATTACTTGACGACAGGCGCGCCCGCGCGGATCATCTTGATGAGGGTCGCGGCCTCGTTGATGTCGCCTCGATGGTCGATAACAGGGGCAACCTTGCTGGCTGGCTCATCTTCCGCGCCGGCATCTTCGCCCTTTGCCACCGCGCGGAGAAATGCCTTGCCGGGAGCGGGCAGGGCTTCCAGCTCTTGCACTCGCTTCTGCAGTGCGTCGCGCTCTGCGGCAATCTTGACGGCTTCGGCCTTCGCTAGATCTAGCTCGCCGGCCACCTTCGCCAGATCGGCAGCAGCTTCCGCTTTGCTGCCATCTTCGTCGTCGCAGTCCTTGTCATATCCTGTGCTGGCAAGATGGTCGCCAGCTTCGCGGATGGCCTGATGCGCCTTGGCGAGCTTTTCGCGAGCGGCTGCAGAGAACTTCGCCCCCGCCTTGGCAAGGTCTCCGGTCTTGTCGGCGAGCGCCAGATCCCGAGCCGCCGATTGCTGCGCCAAGCTTTGGAGTTCGGACACCATCTCGGCCACTTCTTCTGCGGCCATGTCCTGCAAGATTTTCGCGCCCTCTTTCAGCCAGTCGCGCAGCGCCTGCGGGATCGGCGAAGAATCGCCTTCACTCTGCGACTCCCATTCGCTGCTGGCGCAAATGCTTGCCAGCGAATCCAGCACATCGGCAAGTCGAGTGACCGTGTACAAGCCCTTCTTCAGGTCTTCTTCTGCCGGCAGATCGGCCTTCGCAAGCTCAAGCAATCGCTCTGCGGAAATGGCGCCCTTATTGAGCAGATCGGCCAGCGCATCGACCGCCGGCTCTTGATCCGCGTCGCCGTCGATCTTGCAAACGGTGATGACCGCTTCAGGATTGGCCGGGCGATCTACAAGGGAGATTTCCACGAGCTTGAGTCCCTTGATAATCGACTTGTTCAGCTCGTCGCGACTGGTCACTTTGCCACCGATGGAGAACCCCTTGTAGACGTTCGCCTGCACCTTCTTGACCGCCTCCGAATCGACGATATGCGCGCCGAAGAGCGTTCTGCCGTCGTCTTCCACCCGGCATTCGATGGCGGTTCCGGCGGCGGATGGCTGGTGCATCTCGCGCACGGCTCCCCATTTCATGTAATCGGGGATGGCGGCCTTCATGGCCTCGGCTGTAACCGTCTCGCCGTCCGAATCAACAGCCTCGCTCGATGCGTAACCCCAGACCTTGATCGTTCCGTCGTCCTGCGATTCGGTTTTGCTGATTTCTGCGTACAGTTTCACTTGCTGATTCTCCTGGAGTTATGCGCGGATCTGGGGGAAATCCTGGAACACGTAATACTCCGGATGCTTTCGCCCCATGATTGTGTACTGCTGTCCAGTTGTCGGGCCTTCGCCGTCGGGCCAGGTTGGTACCCCGTCAACCAGGGTTGGAGTGTCGGTCAGCACCAGGTCGCCATCCTGAATGAGGTACACCCCATCGAGGCTTGCGATATCGAGCATCAGGGCGGGCTCCCTCCCTCTTACCCTGGTGAACGAGAAGGGTTCGGTCGAGTCGGTAAATACGACTCGGTCGAAATCGGCCAGCCGGTAACATGGCGAATCAGAGGGGATGGTGTCGGTGCGATCGCTCCTCGCGAGCTGTGTGGCTCTGTGGTCGACGATCTTCGCCTTGCTGGTCACGACCTGGCGCTGGATCGGCGAACTCGCGGACCGCCTCGTGGATCAGTGGCTCGGGGCTCGCGAG